CGACCACTTCGAGCGAGCGACCGCGCTTTATCCGGAAATCGGCGTGAAAACCCGTTCGGACGATGCCGCCAAGGCCCTGCGCAAGCAGCAAGCCGAGCAGGCCAAGGCCGACGAAAAACCGACCACCTAACCGACTACCCCCCCCAGCGGGGGCCTGCCGAAGCCATGGCCCTGTGCCAATGCCTGAAAGCAGCCACCCCCGCCCCTATTCGATGGACGGCCAGCAATGAGCTTTTCCGGCAAACCCACCACCCTGGTGGAGCGCGCAATTCCCAACGACGGGTTCTGGCCCGACCTGGGCGTGAGCGAGTTCCAGACCGGCTACCGCCTGCCGGCGGAATACATGGTGGATCTGCTGGCCGACGGGATCACCAACGCCATGGGCGAGGTGAACCGCGACCTGGCCAAGCGCAAAGCCGCCTGGCAGGACGCTGGCATCAGCAACGTGGCAACCGCCAACCCGCTGGTACTGCAGGAACGCACCTTCGTTGCGGCCACCTACAAGCGCGCCGTGTACTGCCGCGCCAAGGCCTTTTTGCTGCAGCAGTTCGCCACGGTGAACCGCCGCGACAGCGCAGAGAACCTAGGCAAAGAAGCCCCCGAGCGCCACGAAGTATTCCTGAGCTACAGCCAGCAGGCCGTGCGCCTGATTCAAGGCCGTGGCCGCATTACGGCGGTGCTGCTGTGATCAAGCTGCGCGCCCTGACCACTTTCCTGCTGGAAAGCCGCCTGGTATTGCCCGAACAACTCGACAGCTGGGCCGAGAAGGTCAACCTGTCGCTGATCTGGAAGCACACCGAGCACGGCCTGCACATGGGCGACATGCGCTATCAGGCGGTGATCGTGCTGGAGCGCTTCGCCGACCACCCGGGCCGGCTGATGGCGCTGCTGGGCAGCTGGCTGGAAACCCACGACGCCGACCGCTCGCGCCTGGAACTGGCCGACCCGAACTTTGAGATTGAGCAGCTGGACGACGACACGGCGGACGTGGAGATCGGCGTGGAGTTTGTCGAGCCGCAGTACCTGGCCGAGGAAGAAGGCGGCGAGATTGAAGCCTTCGGCAAACGCTGGGCGTTCGTGCCGTTCGACCTGTGGGTGGCCGAGGCTGGCGAGGTGACCAATGGCCAGCCGTAACCCGGTCAACTTCGACGTGCGCGGCATGCTGGACGTACAGGCCCAGCTGGAGCTGGTCGCCCTGCCGGAAAAGCTGCGCAAGCGCCTGCTGAACCGCGTGGCCATGCGCCTGCGCACTCAGTGGCGGCAGCGGGTACGCACCGGGCGGGACATTCACGGCAACTCGCTCGAACCGCGCAAGCACAAGCGCAAGGCCAAGCAGCCGGCAACGATGCTGGGCGGCCTGGCCAAGGCGCTGACAGTGCCGCGCCTGACCGCCGACGAGGTGGAACTGGGCTGGGGCAAGAAGCTGACCGCGATCATCGCCGGAACGCATAACCGGGGCCACGTCTACCGCCGCACCGCCGCCCAGCTGCGCCGCTGGAAGAAAACCAACCCGCTGATGGCCACGCGCCTGCAGGCCAAAAAGCTGCGCCACCTTGGCTACAAGGTGCGCCTGCCCGGCAACAACAAGCGCGGCAAGGCCCGCTGGATGAAGCCCGGCGTCAGCTGGATTCAAGAGAACGTCCGGTATGCCCAAGCAGGGCTGCTGATCCGACTTTTGAAAGACGAAGCACCCGGTCCCACCAGCTGGAATATCGAGCTGCCCAAGCGTGAGTTCTTCGGGCCTGAATCGCCTGAAGAAGTTGGCCGGCTGTTCGCGCAGCTACTCCCCCAAATCCTCAAGTCACCCAAATAGCGAGGCCTCGCATGGCTCAAGGCAAAGTCAGCGTCTACAACCTGAATCTGGGTCAAGGCCCAGTCACGGAAATTGAACGCTATTTCCTCTTTATTGGCCTGTCGGCGTCCAACGTCGGCGAGCTGATCCCTTTGAACACCCAGAGCGATCTGGACACCGAGCTGGGCGCAGCAGCCAGCGACCTGAAAACCCAGGTTGCAGCCGCTCGCCTGAACGGTGGCGACCGCTGGGCCTGCATGGCTCTGCCGATTGCCGCTGCGGCCGATTGGGAAACCGCGCTTGATGGCGCTATGCAGCAGGGCGTCACCGTGGAAGCGGTGGTGATCTGTTCGCCCGTGGCTACCGGTGCCGCACTGGAAGCCCTGCACGCCAAAACCGTGGCCATCAATAACCAGTATGGCCGCCGCCTGTTCGTGATGGCCGCCACTGAGGGCATCGGCCCGCGGCTGGACTGGAACGCCTATCTGGCTGAGCAGCGCGCCATCACCCAGGACATTCTGGCCCCGCGCGTGCTGGTGGTGCCGCAGCTGCATGGCAACGACCTTGGCGTGCTGGCTGGCCGCCTGGTCAATGCCGCCGTGAGCATTGCCGACAGCCCCATGCGCGTGGCCACGGGTGCCCTGCTGGGCCTCGGTGAAACCCCTGTGGACTCTGCTGGCGTACCGCTGCCGTCCGCGATCCTTTCCGAGCTGGACAAAGCCCGCTTTTCGGTGCCGCAGACCTACCCGGATTACCCGGGTGTGTACTGGGGCGACGGCAACATGCTGGACGCGCCTGGCAGCGACTTTCAGGTGGTGGAGTACCTGCGCATCACCGACAAGGCCGCCCGCCGCGTGCGGATCCTGCTGATCCAGCGCGTGGGCGACCGCCGCCTGAACAACACCCCCAACAGCATGGCGGCCAACAAGTCGGCGCTGATGCGCCCACTGCGGCAGATGGCCAAGTCCGTGCTGTTCGCCGGCCAGCAGTTCCCCGGCGATATCGAGCCGCCGCAAGACGACGACATCGTGCTGGTGTGGATGAGCAAAACCAAGGTTGAGGCCTACATCAAGCTGCGGCCGTACAACTGCCCCAAAGACCTGACCGCAAACATCGCCCTGGATCTTTCCAACGGCGACGAGGAGTAAGCACCCATGGCCCGAATCGGCGGCATGAACTTCGACGTGAACCTGGGCGATCTGCAGGTGCACATCGAGAAAGCGACCCTGGATATCACCGACAACACCGCAGTGGCACAGACCGGCGGTGTGCCGGATGGCCACGTGGATGGCGACGTTTCCGCCAGCGGCGAGTTCGAGCTGGACAGCTCCAACCTGTCGCTGCTGATCGAGGCGGCACGCCGCGCTGGCAGCTTCCGCAAGCTGGAACCGTTCGACACGGTGTTTTTCGCCAAGGCTGGCGAGGACGAACTGCGCGTGGAGGCCTTCGGCTGCAAGCTGAAAGTGTCCAGCCTGCTGGATATCGACCCCAAGGGCGGCAGCAAAACCACCCACAAGGTGCCGTTCGACGTCACCAGCCCGGACTTTATCCGCATCAACGGCGTGCCGTACCTCGACGCCAGCGAGATCGAGGGCCTGCGCTGATGGCTGACTGGGTAGACCGGGCGCTGGAGCGCGAGGAACTGGAACTGGAACGCGCCCTGGCCGCCCAGCTCGCCAGCGCCAAGCCTGCCGGCCCGAGCCTGCCCGAGTGCGCCGAATGCGGCGACGAGATCCCCGCCAAGCGCCAGGCGCTGGGTGGGGTGACCCGTTGCGTGCCATGCCAGACCACTTTCGAGAAAGGAACCCGCCGATGAAGACGAGCCCCTGGCCGAACTTCACCTACGCCGAATTGCGCTGCAAGTGCGGCAAATGTGGCAGCGACGGCAGCGAGATGGATCCGGCCTTTATGGCTGAGCTGCAGCAGCTGCGCACGCTGTACGGCAAGCCCATGGCGCTGAGCAGCGCCTACCGCTGCCCACGCCATCCGGTGGAGGCGAAGAAGCGCGAACCGGGCGAGCACACCACCGGCATGGCCGTGGACATTGCCTGCCGTGGTGCCGATGCGCTGCAGATCCTGCGCCTGGCCCTGACCCTGAAATTCACCCGCGTGGGCATCAGCCAGAAAGGTGCCGCGAGATTCATTCACCTGGGCACCGCGCCTGCAGGCGGACGCCTGCCCAGCCCGATGATCTGGAGCTACTGACATGCGCCGATCTACCGTCGACTCGCTGTTGCTGGTCGCCTTGGGCGCGGCCTGCATCTACACGCTGAGCGCCTGCAGCACCGCCAACACAGTGGGCGCTGCTGCCGGCAGCCTGGTGCAGCGCTACTGCGACACGCCGAAGGCTGGCCGCGCAGCACTACGCCACACCATCGCCGCCAGCACCGCGCCGAACAAGATCCGCGTGGAGTGTGCCGCCGATGCCCTTTGAAAGTGATCTGGAGCTGCGCCACCACACAGGACAGGAACAGTGGGAGGTGATCCGCCCGCTGTTCTACGTCACCAAGGCCCGCCGCCGGGTAATTGTCCCGGCTGGCTATCGCACCGACCTGGCCAGCGTGCCGCGCTTCGCCTGGCGCATTGTGCCGCGCGATCACGAAGACGCACGCCGGCCCGCCGTGGTGCACGACTACATCTACACCGACCTGACGCACCTTTACACGAAGGCAGAGGCTGACCGGATTCTCTACGAAGCCCTGCTGGAGGAAGGCATGCACAAGCCCCTGGCTTGGCTCATGTGGTGCGCTGTCCGCATCGGCGGCCGTGGGAAATGGAGCAAGTAATGGAGCTATCCGCCACAGCCGTCAGCGTGCTGCTGATGCTGATCAACGCGGTGCTGACTGGCGTGGTGGGCTTTCAGGTTTACCTGTTCAAGCAAGTCAGCGCTGCGCGCCGCGAACACCTCGAATTCCGCATTGAAGTGGCTGAACGCTACGTGCGTGCGGAGTACATCGACAAGGCCATGGAGAAGCTGGAAGACCGGCTGGAACAGCGCCTTGAACACCTTTTCAACCAACCCCCACAACGGAAAAGATCATGAGCGAACGCACCCCCATCGCGCTGGAAATCGGTGACAAGGAATTCACCTTCAACCTGACCCCGGCCGACGTGACCAAGTACTTCAACGCCATCACGCAGAACAACAAGGTGGCCCCGTCCAACAACCTGCTGACCACCACCGTGGAGCCGGAACAACTGGCCACCCTGCGCCCGCTGCTGGCCAACCCGATGCTGACCATGAAAGTGGCAGGCGCGCTGCTGGAAGAGTACGCACCGGACGTTGAAGTGACCGTAAAAAAGCGCTCGCCCGCGCTGACC